AGTTCGTTTTGCTTTACAATTTCGTTAAAAATATCATTGCCGTTAATTTCAGCGACAAACTGATAGTAGTTACCGCCGTTGTTTCTGAATATTACGAACATCTCATACAGCTTTTTAAGATACGACAGAATTTCGCCGAGAATCACTGTATCCTCGCCGTTAGAAGTATTAATCATACCTTGTAACTTGCTAAGCGGCGCAATAACTTCCGGATTGCCCGAATTAGCTCCTGCGTTATCTCCGACTACCGCAAGTGTCGGTGCTTTGACAAGTCCGCCTTTGGCGAGCCTTGGCAAGGTAACCTTATTAAGCCGACCTGCGTGCCATTCCTGCCCAAACAACTTGCCTATCGAATTTGCAACCGTGTCCACACCCGACAACATTTTATTGATTGCAGAAATAAAGCCGTTTATAAAGTTTTCAAGTCCTGTTAGTACATTGTTAAGAGGAGTTTTTAAAATGTTATAAATCGGACTAAAAGCATTAGAGAACACGTTTTTGATAGGTGTTAAGGCTTTTTGCATTTTGCCAATCATCGAGTTAGTAGAAGAAGTAATCTTACTTGTGTTTTTACTGAAACTGTCTGCACTTTTTGAGCTTGATGTTTGAACTGTATCGCCGAGTTCATTGAATTTATCTTTTGAACCGATAAGTACACCCTGTGTGTTTTCATTATCACTGATAATAGAGCTTGATGACTTTTTAACTTTGTTAGATGACATTTTTACAGAATTTGATGCCGCTGCTTCAAGCTCTTCCCAAGTTGTAATGTTATCATCTTTCAATAATGAAAGTACGGCGTCTTGACTTAATATATCATCATTTACAAGTTTAATATATTTGCTGTAGTCTTTTGTCCCACCGTTCAGAACGCTAAGTGAATCACCTGTTTCTTCAAGTTTTTGACTATATCCATCAAGTGCGTCTTGTCCTTTTTGCTGTTCATCGGTCATCTCTGCAATGTTTGCCGCGGCACTTTTTGCTCTATCAGTTGCGCCAATATTCCAAAATAAAGAACGAATACTACCCTCTGGGGTGTAAAAGTTTTGAAAATTATTACCGATAGTATCGTATAAATTTTTATACACATTTTTATTTAATGTTCCACTATCTAATTTTCTTTGCAATTCTTGTGCTGTCTTTGTTAAGTCACCTTTTTGCTTAATCAATTCATTTGCGAGTATTTTAGCTTCATCTTTACTTAATTTACTTTGATTATAAATTTCGTCAATGAATTCTTTTGTTGCTTCATCTGTATTATTTTCTTTTAACAATGCTTCAACTTCGATTTCTTTCTTAGCTTTCGCTGTAGATAAATCAGAATACATTGAACTCAGTGTCAACTTAGCTTGTGCTATTTCCCATTGATTTACTAAATCATCAAGATTTTCAGAAACTTCGTCTATGTTGTCTTCGATAACGATTTTACCGTCAATTTCTTCAAGTGTCAGAGTATTCCACTGCTCGTCAAAACCGTTGACTTTTTCAGACAACAAATCGACTATTGTCTTATACTCGCCCTTTTCGTCTTCGTCAATTGTACCGTCACTGATAATTTCTTGCAGTCGCTCTTTAAGCTTATCCACATTATCAAAATTGACTTTCATATCGAGTTGAGTATCGTTAAGCTCGTCCATTTTGCTTGACATCTCATCAGATAAAGATTTCCATTTATCTGTAAGTTCTTGCGTTTTGTCGAGTTCTTTCCTAAGTGACGAATTGTTCCACTTATAATCGTTGTAAGCCTCAATCGCAACTACGATAGCAGTAATTGCACTTGCTATTGCAAGCAACGCATTTGCACTCATTACTTTTCCGATGTTCTGAATAGCAGATGTGACCTTTCCTATACTGCTCGCAATAGCCTTACCTGTCTTAAAAGCTAAAACAGCCGTGGCAACAGCACCGATACCTCCAGCTACTGCTTTTAACACAGACGGACTTATTTTTTTAATAATATCTGAAATAGCTTTAAGTGCTCCGGCAAATGCATTAAGCAAATCAGGTACAACCTTTTCAATAGTCCACTTTGCCAAAGGTAAAAGAATAGTTTTATAGGCTTGTTTTAGCTTATCGCCGCAGGCTTTTAACAGTTCTCGGAAAGCTCCGCTAAGTGTTTCAACCGCTTTTGCAACAGGGTCAAGGTTTAGGTCTTCAAGCCACTCAAGCCTGATTTGCGACATATCATCAAGGAAACCTGTTATATCCTCTACTATACCGAGAATGTTCTCCCATATTTTCTTACCTGTATTGTTTTTGTCCCAAGCCTCTTTTATCTTGTTTCTTAGCGTTTCTGTGAAATTATTGCAGTTGCGAATAATATCAAGTATATTACCCCATATTTTCTCGCCCTTGCCGTCATTCCACACTTCTCTGAATGTGTCACCAACAGTATTTACAAGTTCGACAAGACTGTTCCACTTGTCGATAAATGACTGTACAACGCTGTCGCCTAACCCTGCTTTATCCCATGCTTTTTTGAAAGCTCCCGCAATGTCGCCAATCGTGCTGAATGCAGTATCAAGCAAAGAATTGATGTTTTCAAGGAATTTTTTACCTGTACCGTTATTCCATACATTTTTCCACGATGTACCGATTGAAGATACTACACCTTTAATATTTGTTAGTGCAGTTTTAAAACTTTCAAGCGTTTTGCTTTGGGTTAAGCTGTTAGTTTTTTTGCTGACCGTTGAAGTAACACTGCCGTTGTTTACAGTAGTAGAACCGCTTTGCGTTGTATCTGTTGCTGTTGTGTCAGCTTTCGTAAGAATATTCAGTTTGTCAAAACCTGCTATACTGCGTTTGGCTTTTTCTGCACTGCTTGCTACATTATCAAGCGCAGTGGAACTGTTACTTGCCTCATCACTCAAACCTTGAGCAGCGTTAGCCGCAGTTGAAATATTACTTGCAGTATTACTGCCATCGAAATTAAAAAGGTCGGATAATGAATTAACCGCATTTTTTGCGTATTCTGTAAGTTTTGCGATAGCTGACGACAACTTTTGTACAATGTTAGTTGCTACTTGAAGAATAGGTTTGCCCACAACCGCAAGCAACTGATTCCAACTCTCTTTTAAGTTGCCTGTTACATTTTCCCAACCGTCTGATTCTCTGCTTGCCTGGCCCAATGCACCTGAGAGCTTGTTAGCGTCCTTTACCATTTCAAGCAAGGTAAGCTGTTTTTGTGATTCTGACAGTTCGACAAAAGATTTGCCATACAGCTTATTAGCCGCTGCGTTTCTTGTAGTTTCTGTACAAGACAGACCAAGGGCTGCATCGTTTTCAAAGTTGCCTTTGAGAAAAGATTTAAGGCTTTCTGCGGTGTCCTCGAGTGAACGGTCATAATATGCCGCACTGTCGGCTGTTACCTGTAAAGCCTCTTGCATCATATTCAATGCATTGGCACTGTCCATACCTGTGGTTTTTGCAAAAGCATAAATACTCGTTCCCACACCCTGCAAGCGTGTTTTCAAAATACCGCTGTTTTTAGATACCGTAGCAATAGCACTTTCAGCTTGTGACTGCATTGAGCCAAATGTCTGCTCAAACTGCGAATTTGCGGCATTAACCTCTGCCGCCGATTCAATGCACTGCTGACCGAAATTCTTAACAGCTGCAACCGAAAAAGCAGCCACAACCGCTGTACCGAGTTTTTTTAACTTAGCAGACATCTTATTGCTTACGCTGTTTGCCTGCTCCTGCACTGCATTAAGCGATTTAGAAAAGCCTGACGAATTAAGCACAAGTTTCAGACCGATTTCGCCAACTGTAGTAATCATATAATCACACTCCTTTCTGTAAAATTAAAGGGCACGGCAAAATGCGGTACCCTTGTGGTATAAAAACAGCGCACACCCGAAGATGTACGCTGTAATTAGCTTATTTAGTTGTTATGAGTTCTTTGCTTCAAGTTTCTTTTGTGTTATACCTGCAATCGCAAGCTGTTCGTATGCCTTAGGGGCTGACAGGCAATCCGGAACAGGTATTCCATATGTATCGCAAGTCAGTTTATCCATTTGAGCAATTTCAAGAGGTGTACATCCTTTGTCTTTCATAATTGCACGCTGAATACGCAGATAATTAGCAACACCGTTAAGATACTTTACCGTATCTGGAGAAACAAATGCATTAACCGCTTCTTTTACTCTGAAATATGTTTCCTCGAGATTTTCAAACTGCTCCCACGCCTTGTCTGTATCAAGAATTTTGCAGTGGTGATTTGCTCCTCGTTCGGTCCATAAGTATAAATGGCTTGCTCGTTTCAACCACTCATCTTTAAGATGACTGGTCTTAAATTCTTTAAATTCTTCACCATCGAGATAAAAGTAATGCTTTCCCTCAACAAATTTACTTTTATTGCGGGAAAAATTGTTGCTGATATAACTTGTACTTGTTCCATATGCTTCTGCAAGCATTGCTGTTGTAATAACTTTCTGTCCTTTGTATTCCATAGCTTTCATATCATTTAACCGCCTTTCTCATTTCAGCTTTTGCAGCTTTAATGCCTTGAGCATATCCAAATGCGAATGCATCGCAAATCATATCACATACACTTGAATTGGTACGATAAATTTCCGTAACGTTCTCGTAGCCCATATCATAATATGGATTAATAGTGCCACGAACACTTTTGATTACATTTTTTACATTCTTTACACAAGCCATAATAAAAACTCCTATCATAATTTTAATTTGACAGAAGTTCCGCTAAATGATATAATAGATTTCAGATAGAGATACTTCTGTCTTTTTGTAACGGTAACTAATCGCTTTGGTCGGTGGATAGTTGCCGTTATTTCTTTTTAGGAAACAATATATCGTCCGAAAGAATTAAGTCTGATATGGTTCTTGCCATAATATCAGTAAAATTAGACGGTTTTATTTTAAGATTACACTCATCCATAACATCCTGTATTACTTTTGACACTCTTCTTTTTAAATAAGATTGCTTTTCTGCTAAATTCATTTCAGGAAATTTTTTGAGGTCCTTAGTAAAATACTGTTCATGAAGATTATCAATGACTAATTTTTCTATTATGTCATTTACATGACACCCCTTTTCAAGTGCCATTTTCTTCAATTCGAATAGTACATCTTCATCTATTGTTGTCCTAAAAGCTTTTCTCATTCGTCATTCACCTCCTATGTTCATATAGTACACCGTTTATGTTCATATGTCAATACCTATTTAAAAATAATTTGAAAAATTTTAGCCACCCCGTTTGGAGTGGCTTTTTCATTGTTTTTTAATCCATTACTTAAAAATCCAGTATGGATAGATTTATAGTGGATATACATTCTCCGTCAAAAGAAATGTATAAGCGTTTTAAAATCCAATATGGATAGATTTTAACAGCTACCCTCATATATACCAATTAACCTTTAGTTAATCTTTTCCAATGACACTTGACACACACCCTATCATTTCCTTTATTTATTTGACTACATACAGGGCATTTCCAGTCAGCTCTTGGTTCTTTGAGTTCATTGTCCGCTTCTTTACCTGTTATACATAATTTTTCAAGGTACAAAAGTATCTTTGCAATTCCACCAAAAATGAAACACAAGAAAGCTGTACCAGTCCACACACTTATTAACGCAACAATAGTTTTATACTCATATGCCATTAATAGACCTATAATTATACCAAACCCCGCAATACAGAGAGTTAAACCCTTGTAAAATTTGCTGTTCATAAAATCTCTCCTTTTATAATAAAATGTTACTTTATTTCGCATTTTCTTTATATTACCAAAAATATACATAAAAGTCAAGATTTTTATAAAAATAAACAAAATTGTATGCAATATTTACATATTTGCAAATATCATTTCAAAGTCATGCAAGGCTGTGTTTATGTCAGCCTGTGTGCGTTTATTTGCTGTGCGTGAACGCCACTTATTGCGTATTTTATGTTGAGATGATGTAAAGTTCTTCAAAACATTTTCATCGTTCTCAAGGCGAATTTGAGCCGTTCTCGCAAGAGGCGTGTCAGCTCCCAAGCCACACAGCAGAGAGCTGAACTCCGCCCAAGTCATCTTTTTAAAATCTTCGGAGTAAATGCTCACCCCGTACTCTGACTTAAAACTCGATACGATTAAATCGAAATCATCTATTAAGTCGTAGCCGGGGTCTGAATTTCCCCCTCGCTGTCATTGTCGGCGATAAGCTCTGTTGCTGTCTTAATAACAGTTGAGAGGTCGGCAAACGAGAGATGAAGTTTTGCAATCTTTTCTCTGTTCTCCTCGTCAAAGAGAAGCTCAAGCGCAGATAAAAGGTCAGAGCTTGACACACCGTTCTCGCTGTCGAAAAGAGCAATAGCCTTGATAAAAGAAATTGCGTCATTGTTGACCTCAATTTCAGTGCCCTTAATTACGAGCTTAGGTCTTTCATCAAAATTAAGCTTGTTTGTAATATCAATGATTTTTGACATTCTTTATACCTCCTTAGGCTGCTGGTGTGTATTCGGGCTTGCCGTTTGACATAACCTCAAATTCAAGAGGTGCAACACCTGTGCTTGCTCCTGCGCCGTTTGCTGTTACAGAGATAACCGCATTCTTGAAGAGTACGCTTGCACCGTTCGGGAAAGTCCACTTAAACGGAAGCTGTGCGGCTGTACCGTTCTTAAACGCAAGCTCTGCGATTTCATCGTTGCCTGCGTCACCGATTGTACGCTTGCCCTTTACAGAGATTGTAACGCTCTTGGCTGTCATAAGTCTTGACTTCCAACCCTCGTTCTCAAACGCTGTCCATTCCTCAACGCCGTTGTCAAATGCAACCGAAAACTCCTCGCAATTTGCGATTGCTGTTGTGGCGGTGTCTGTACCTGCCTTACCTACCGCAAACTGATTTTCATAACATGGATAAACTCCACTTGATACTGCCATAATTATTTACATCCTTTCGTAATAAAATTTAACTTCAATGACTTGCTCATAAACGCCCTTGTCGTCTGTGCCTACATCGACAGGCTCGGGCGTGAGCAGTTCAATAATATAAATTGTGTGTTTGTTGATTTCAACATCTTTTACACTGTAAAGCGTTTCAAATAAATTGCGTGCCTGTCGCTCTGTTTCATTTGCGTTGTTGTTCCAATGCAAGAGTAAAGACACGCTGATTGTGTTGTATGTACTCTCGTCACCAATCGCCCTTACAGGCGCACCCGACTGTTTGAGAGAGTACACACCGATGGACTTATCTTGTTTGTTATCGAGTTTACCGATGTAGTAATGCTCTGCTTTAAAGACAGTCTTTAAAAAGTCCCTTATGTCAGATAAATAAATCAAAGTCCTGCCTCCTGTTTGTAAAATCGTGCAAATGCCTTTTGACAAAAGTTTTGTCGTGTACCGCCCTTGAGCCAAGGAATGAGCCACTTGCCACCTGCCGCTATGTTTTCATCTCTGCTGAAATTATATTCAGGGTGAAAATACAACCGTCTGGCATACGGTGTACTTGATACGATTTTTGTTTCCCCATTCGCAAGGTTTGAGTAGTCGGCAAATGTGCTTTCGTTCTGCAAATTACCTGTATCAAACGGCATTACTTGCGTGTTTTTAATCTGCGTAAGCAATGCGTCTGTGGTATTGCGCAATGCCGTCTGCTGTGCTTTATCAAGCTGCTTTAATAAAGGCAAATTCAGCTTGATTTTTGATGTTACAGAAAAGCTCACTAAATCACATCCAATTCCGTAAAATTCACTGTGCCGTCAGGGTTGCGGTGCTTAATGCCTTGCACAATGGTTCTTTTTTCGCCGTCAAGCACCACATAGCCGCTGCTTAAATTCGGACAATCGGGTGCAAGGTCACCGCTAAAAAGCAAAACAGCCGACACCTGAACGATTTTCTGTTCTTTGGTATAGACTGTTTTGGCTTTAGACTGCATATTACACAAGGAATTGCCGCCGTGCAGGACGGCTGACGGATACAGGCTGTCGGAGGGATACAGATTTTTACATTCAAACACGGTCAAGGGCGCTCCGTCCTCGGAAACACCCTCGCCGTATATTGTCACCTCAACAGGAGTTTTACAGAACTGCTTTTTTACAAGTGGCGGAAATTTCAAAACATATCACCTCATATTGCAGGATAACAAAGCCCTGTTGATTTAAGCAGAGAGTAGAGGTCCGCAGGAATTGCCACGCCGCTTATGCACATCAAATTCCAACTTGCGCCAAACTCCATACTCACACCGTTGATGTTGTAATTTTTCAGATATGAAGAAATCATATCGGCATTTTCTTCTTCAAAAGCAGTAAGTCTGCTATGCACTCTGCTGATGATTCTCTTCTGCATTTCCGAAAGTTTTTCAAAATCAATGCGGTTAAAGGTCAGAATGTCGATGTGAGCGGCGGAGATAATGCTTTTTTCATCTCCGCCCTGCTGTTCAATGTAATCGGCATACATTACGCAACCTCCGTTGTATCAACATCAACATAAATACTGTCAATCTTGCCGTCTTTGCCGTTAGGGAAAACAAATGTATCGGAAAGTGTACGGTTCTGATAGAGCCAACCGTCACCCTCTGTATGTGCCCCCGGTGCAAAGAAGTAAATACTTGAAATTTTCGGTACAGTCTTGCAGGTATCACCACAAGCGACAAGAACATTGATTTTGTGACCGCCTGTGGCAGGTTCAAAACCACCGTTAGCAGGATTGAAGTTGAAACTGTCATAGAAACGCTCATCATCAATGACCTCGATAACAGGGCAGCCGTCAATCTCGGTTACTCTTGTTTCAATTCCCATACCGCCCTCGGCAATCTGGGTAAGCTCAATCTTGCGAGTGAATTCTGTTGACTGCTCAAGGCAATCCATAATGTTTGATGTTACATAAGCAACAAGCGTACCTCTTGCTTTATATCTGCGGAGCTTGCCGGCTGAAAGAATAGTCTTGAGCTTTGAGTAAGCGCTTGCTTTGGTCCATTCGGTTGACTTGGTAGCTGAATGATAGCCGTCTGTTGCCTGCGCCTTTGCGGCAACCTTTGAGAAGAAAAGTGCGTCTGTTTCGGGTGCAACCTGTGTCTGCTCAAACACCTTTGAAATATTCTCAACCTTAGCGGTTGCGTTAGTTTCGTCAACATCTGCCTTATCAACAAGGAACTCAATATCTCTGTCGTGCTCGCAAGTGAAAGGAACATCTGTCTGTGTATATTTGCCTTTGTTCCAACCGCCCTCTCTGCTGTGGTTCTTAAAGCCTGTTGTTGACATCTGTGTAAAATGGAATGTTCTTGCACCTACCCATTTTACATTTGAAGTGATGAATGGTGAAGTAAGTGTGCCCTGCATAAGAATTTCGAGCAAATCCGGGCTGAACTGCTCTGCATAGTTATTTGTGTTTGCCATAGTTAAATTGTCCTTTCTTAAATATTAAATCTGTTCCATTTCTTTGTCGGAACGCTTGAATTTTGTTTAGTACCGTCTGATGTACCGTTACCGTCACCGCCGATTTTCTGAACACCGCCAGCGTTTTCGCTTGCTTTTGCTTTGAGTGCAGGAATATCGTCAAGCACTTTCTTAACCGCCTCGGTCAGCTTTTCTGTGTTGATTTTGCCGTCTGTGGAAACTGCAGAAAAGTCCGCCATTTTGAGTACATACGGAATGCTTGCAATATCCACACCCTGCTTAACTGCCTCAAGAGTAGCCGACTGGTTCACCTCTGCAATGAGCTTAGCCTTGTTTGAATTTTCAAGGTCAGACTGCATTTTCGCAATGTCGGGTGTGTTCTTGGCTTTCTGCTCCTTAAAAGCACCGATTGCCTGTTTCATCTCATCTGCTGACAATCCCTGCTCCTTGAAGTATGACTTTAAAACCGTGTCCTCTGTCACGCTCTGCTTGCCGTTAATAAGACTTGCAAGCTTGTCATAATCGAATGCAGGTGCAGGGTTGCCCTGCGGTGTCGGCTGTGTTTCGTTTGGGTTAGGTGTTGGGTTATTTTCTGCCATATTTTATCAATCCTTTCAGTTATCGGGTGTCTCCCGTAATCAGTTTATAGAGTGTCTCTCTGTTTCAGTTTTGCACGGTGTCTCCCGTAGTTTAGCGTCTTCGGACAATAAAAAAGCACCTGTGCAGTTACTCACAAGTGCGTTTTAAATATGTTTTGTCAATTTTCTCTTAGGCTTTGGCTTTTCCTCGGCAGGCACTTCCTCGACTGCCTCTTTAACATAGCCAAGTTCGATAAGGTCTTTTGCTCTGCTCTCGGAGCATTCAAAAACTTCATTAATCGGTCTGTTAATAAACCCCTCGGTCTTGTCGTTGAACGATGTAATTACTCTTACTTTCATTTTGTCACCGCCTTTCTAACCCGTCGAAATCGACGGGTTTAAATACAAAAAAGCACTCTGATTTCTCAAAGTGCTGATTTGATGTATTAAGTTTTATCTTGGCAAGTTATAGGCAAGTTAAAAAGTCCGAAAACAAGCCGTTTTTACGAATTGTAACCCTTTACGGGCAAGTTAAAATAACAAAACCGCTCTTTTTAGTGTTTAATTACCCTGTTTTCAAACTTCTTGTACGCATCAAAGTACATTTCGTCTTTGTCACCGTTGTATGTACACTCATAATACATACCGTCACAGAGCGTTGTTGACAGAAGTGCTTTGCTGTTTTGCAGTGTTTTACAAGACCAAACAACGTATACGCAAAAGTCGACTTCGCCGTCTGATTTATCAAGATGTTCTGTTGTATAGTCTTTTACTGTCCTTTTTGCAAGTTTCAAAAATTCTTCATTAGTCATTTCACATTTCCTTTCGCATAAAAAAAGCACTCAATCCGATTGATTAAGTGCTAATCTCTGTATTAAATTCACGCATAACAAAACCGCTCTTGTTACGGAGCGGTTAGATATTCACGCTGTTTCTTTCCTTGTTTTGTTCTGCGTGGGGCTGTTATTTGGCAAGTCAGACATCTTTTCCATTCTTTCCAGCATTTCTTCTATGCCTTTTCTTCCTTTGTTTCTATCATCAATATTCATAACAGTTTTATTTTGATTTTGCATATTCAATTCCTCCTTCATGACAACGCTTTAAAAATTTTTTCACAAAATCTTTGTCATCTATATCACCGTCAGGATAAGATTTATAAATTTCGGTCAAAATCTTTTTAGTATCATTAAAATTATAATTGTCAAGTTTATTTAAAATATACACTTCGCCTTGATTTGTGACAACAGACATTGTTTTTACCGCTCTTTCGCAAATGAAAGTATCAATATCACCAACAGAAAATGTATTTGTACTTGGGTGATTATGTAAATATACAAGTGACTGTCTTTCCGCATGGGCTATAACCGAAACAGCAAACGGATTTTTACCGGGTGATACTACAAACTCATCTCCTAAAATTCTGACTTCATTGTTAAAGTCTAAATTTTCTATAAAAAGTACTTCATTACTATTGTTTTGGCTTTTTGCAACACTTAACAATTCTTTATGCTTTTTCTTCATAAAAGATGCTTGTGCAGCAGAAAAATCCTTTGGTTTAACTAAATCAACTTTGTTTATAGCTGTATCAGTAATATAAATCTTATGATCACGCTTTTTTGCTTGTTCCAAATCCAACACACCCTCTGATTTCATTATAACAGCTTTTTGAGATTTTGCAACAGCTTTAGGCGAAATATCTTCTGCGTTTTTAACCTTTTCCGCCAACTTATCCGCCCTATCGTGCCACTCGTCTGCTCTTGCTTTAGCAAACTTCTTGTTATCCTCGTCAAGGCTGTATTTTGCCCTGCGGTCAAAGCGTTCGGCTTGTTTTTCTGCATGCTGTTGCTGTACTTCAAGTCCTCTTTGGCGGTCAAGCTCTGCAAGCTCGTCATCGGAGAGAGGTCCGCCCAAATCGTCAAGTTCAGGGTAGTAGGTGCTTGTGCTGTCCTTACAGCGTGGGTGAAAAAGTCCCTCCGCTATGGCGGTTGAAAGCAGCGGATAATCACCGTCCGACTTTTTGCCGTTTGAATACACATCATCAATAAACACCTTGCCGATATATTTTGCACAATCAGGGCAGCCGCCCTGCCTTGAGTTTACCACAACAAGGGAAAGCCCGTACTTCGCTCTTTCTTCACCTTCACCTCTTAGATATGCTCTCTTGTTCGCCGTCTTGATTGCCATATCCGCATAGTCTGAAAGCGTGTGTCTTGCACCGTTTTTGTACTCCACACAATTAAGCCCTGCGTTGAGCATATCTTTACAAGCCATATCAACTGCTTTTTCGTAAGTGCCTGCACCGGTGTTTGCGTACACCTGAGCATTGAAGATTGCCTTGCGATACTTGTCATTGCTCATTCGCAAAACTGCCGTTTCTGCCCTCTTTAAATCGTCTGTGGTCGATTTTACAAGAGCATTGAGCTTACGGTTATTGACCTTAAAAAACTCGCCTGTGCTCGCTCCTGTGGGCATATTCGGTGTAAAGCCGTTCTTAATAGCCTCGAGGATTTTTACTTCCTGTTCTGCGTTGCCGTCGGCTCTTGCGGTGTGTATCATCTCTTCAACCTTGCTGTTAATGCTCTTGAACTGCTTGCCGAATTTTTGGGCGTTCGTTTTGCGGTACTCCTCAAGCGCCTTTAGTTGTTCTGCCTGCCATTGGGTCCAATTATAGCCCTCTTTTTCTTCTTCCACCCTGTGACGGCTGAAATTGCGCATCATACTGTCAATAAGTTCATTTTCGATTTCTTCAAAGGCTTTTCCGATATCATAATCACTCATCTGTCAGTCCTGCCAAATCGTCGAATGACGAGGTTTCTTTCTCGCTTGCGATGCCCTGTTCTTCTTTTATCCTCTGTACCTCTTCGGCTTTCCAATCGTCCGACTTACTGTCGCCGTACAATTCCTCGACCGAGGTTTCAACAGACATCAAACCGCCCTGTCTTGCTTTTGATACAGTTTCAACCTGACTTTCAAATGACGGATTGGCGTACTCACCAAAGTTTACGGATACCTCTATTCCGTCAACAATTCCCTTGCCGTTAAGCTCACTGTCGGCATTCAGCACAGCATTTACAAGGCTCTGCATAGCGTTCTCGGTGAGCTCAACAAGGTTCTGTCTTGTATATAGAGTTGTTTTCTCTTTTTCTCTCTGTGCCTCGGCATTATCAAGTTTTTTGGTATCAATACCGAGCGTTGACGGAGATATAACACCTTGTAAACAAAGGTCAAGTGCGGTGATGTATGAGCTTAAATAGCTTTCGTGCTGAATCTGCGGACTTTCGGTGTAAATCCTGTTGCCGTTGCCGTTTTCCGACATATCGTTTCCTACTGCAATAAATCGGTTGTCAAACGGATTTGGCGATATCGGCTGACAGGTTTCGGGATTTCGGGGGATAAGACATTCAGGCACATACTGCTTTGTTCGGCAGGCTCTTAAAGCGTCCATCCACTGTGACCACGCCTCGTCTAAACTGTCAAAAGCGTCTGTCTTTGCTCCGATAATGCCCGCACCTCTGCCTTTGTGGCACGATTTGCCGTAAATAACCGGTACTGCCCACATATACGATGTGTCAAAGGTTACACCGTTGCTGTCTATCCAATCAAGTGCCTTAACTGTGTGTAAATCGACCTCTCTGCCGTTATCATCATACAAAGCATAACGAATATAGCCGTAACCGTATGTTTCCTCAAAACGGAAATGTCGGTGATTTTGCGTGTAATCGGTATAAAACTTAACCTCTCTGATTCTGCCGCGCACATAAGTAAAGTCGATATTTTCGGCAGGATACCATTCGATAATCGGAACATCTGATACAGCCGTGTCAAAGCTGATTTTTAATGCACCGTCACCCACAACACAAAGGTCAAGGAGCATTTGCTTTATTACACCTGCGAGTTTGTTTTCTTTCTCTATCTCCGCCCACCGTTCGGCATAAGCTGTCGTATTTTTGCTTGTAACCTCTGTACCGTTGTAGTCTGCAATCACAATATTAGCGAGTGTATCGCAAATGAGAGCGGGCAAGCCTGTGTGTATCTTCCTGATTTCAAGTCCTGTTGTACACCGAGCCGACCAAAAGCGTGTTTTGTCGCTGTCAAGCTGTGTGTAAAGCTGTGAAAGCTGTCTGCTGTTTCCCCAATACCAAATGCGGTTGGTAAAGCATTCAGTTTGATGATTGCTCGTTTCGTCAACGGTTATCGTTCTGTCAGGCGCTTTAGTGATATGTAAAAAATTCCTTAATCCTGTTCTGATTGTATCAGCCATTCTGTTTATCAGCCCCATTTATTTCACTTCCAATAATATTTTTAAACGGCAGCCACGCATACTGCCCACTGTTTATACAATGGTCGTGGCCGTCCTCGGGTGTGTTGTCTTTATCCTCTCGCCAGCTGTAAATCTCAAACTCGGCAATCGTGTTTTTACAATGTTCAAGAACAAAATAACAGTCAGTGGCAAGCCAGCCAAGCACAAGGTTAATTCTGTCAATAATCTTGGTTTTCTTCCAGGCATTTGCGAAGTCATAAATGCAGCCGTGCTGTCGCTTGTACTTTTGATATTCTGTAATCGTTGCTTGGTCCGCATTATCAATAAAAGCAGTTCTCGCAAAGCCCCACTCCTCTCGGTTGCGGTCAAGAAAATCAATGAAATTTCGTACCGTATCACTCGGAGCAATCGGAGTTTGAAGTTCGGCATTGTTATACACCCTCTCGTCAAGCTGAATACACTTGCCCTTGTTTGTAATACCGAAAAAGGTCATTGCGATTGTGTCGGGTGACTTCTGCGAATATGCGGTGTCAAGTCCTGCCGTAAACTGAATAAAATGCTCGCTTTTGCGGTCGGAGTTTAAAAACCGCTTTGCCCATTCTTTTGTTTTTATGTGCCTTGCCCTCTCAAAGTTTGAGAATACAAGCCCTGTTGCCCTGCCTCGCAATCCTAAGATTTTGTTTTTATAAAGCTTTGTTCCTTTTGGAGCAGAGGCTTTTTTCTTTTCAACCTGTTCGGGTGTAAGGCTTAAATTATCGGTAAAAGAAAAGAACCAATACCGCCAATCCGGCACAGGTTCTTCGTTAAGCTCCGTCATAATCTCGGGCGGAACATCTTTTGCATATTTCTTAAACGGTCTTGAACGGTTCACAAATTCCTTGTAAACAAGCAAAGACGGGTCATCGGGGTTAAGCGTTGCAAGCAAATAGTCATTTCGGGTTGACATCTCTCGGATAAACTCAATATCGGCGGTGTTTATCTCATCAATATACACACAGCCAAATTGTGCACCGAGTACCATTTCCCATTTATCTCGACTGCTGTAGCCGAGAATATAGATAATTTTGCCCTCAAACTTGATATGCGGGAGCTTGTAGTCCTTGTCGCCGTTGCCACAGTAAACTGCGTTACGGTGCAGGTCGAGAATACCGTTATCCTGCTGAATGATAGTTTCCTCCGCCTTGCCGGTTGTCTTGGCGGCAATGGCATGTATCTTTTTGGAACTTTGCGACACCATTCGCATAAACTTTACACCGGCACCGACCGTTGTCTTGCCCGATGCGGTAGTGCCCTCAAGAAATTCAGCCGACACATTTGTTGTGTTTATGAAGTCAATGTACTTTTGCGACAAAGGAAAGCTACTCACTCAAGCCCTCACCGCCTAACTGTCTGAACACATCAGAGAGCTTTTCGGATTGCTCAACCTTTGCGTCAACCTTGACAATGTATTCACCAGTCATTTTGTTGAGTGTATCAATCGCACGAATACGGTCTGACGGGTCCTGCTCGTCACTTCTTGCAATGTCAGAGAGAGCAACCTGTCTGTCTTTAGCACTCATAATGCGTTCATCTTTGAGCTTGTCGGATAACTCTTTGATGTATTTTGAAACTCCAACATTCTCCAACAATTCATACGCTCTTGCGTTTGCGTAATTTTCTGAATATCCTGCCTGTATCGCACTCTGAACGGTGTTACCGCTCTGCGCATAATATTCCGCAAACTTCCTCTGTCTTGCATTTAATTTGTCTTTCACGGTATCACCGCCCTTTCTAAAAATAAGCAAAAGAAAAGACAGCACATTTCTGTACTGTCTTTAAACACAGGTTTCCGGAGTTGCACCGGAATCTGTAAAAACTGTTTTCCTATTTAAACTATCCCCTGCGTTTATAATATTATATCAATAAATTTCTAAATATTCAAGTGTTTTCTTTTTCTTTCCCATTTATTCAATAATACACTTACATATTTCTGTTCTTTATCAGTCAATTGACGATCTCCAATTTCATTATGTTCATAACCCAAATGGGTATGTGGCATCATTCCATTATGAGGTCTACCTTTAACGTCAATTTGTTTTATTCTTTCGCCGTAGTTGTCATAAAAAGTAACACTTTTGATGTTGCTCTGTTTGTCAAGAGTAGCATACACTCTATTTTTTGTCATAGTTTCCATAGGAGCTTTTATCGAAGTATTACCATTCATACGAATTACTTTTATTTCACCAAATTGAGCAACTGCTTTGTATTCCGTACCGTACTTTTTACCTTTATCGCTTATTCCACTTGAAGAACCTCTTCCGCCCATTATTCTGACCTCCTGAATTTTTCCTGAAATGATTTGATGTTGATGATGTTTCCAACACATTCTTCGGGGACTTTGCCGTAGAAGATGACCGTTTCAGGCTGTAAGCGTTCAATCATATCTTTGTAACCTTTCAAAAACAGTTCTTTGGCAATCTTGTTTTTCTGAGTGCCGACACTCGACACGGCGACTGTTCCGCCGCAAGGCTCGCCGTCAAAGCACCATTCAAAACTCTTTTCGTCGCTCCAACAAATTGTTGGTATTACTTCAATACCATAAAGCTGTAAATATGCGCCTATCCAATGTTTGCGATAGTGGTTATAAATCTGCAACGCTTTCGGATAATCAGCGTAAAGGCTAAAATCAGGTGATAACACACAATTGAATTTTTGTAGCCTCTCAATGTACCTGTCGGGTGTATTCCATAATCTTTGGAACTGGTAATCGTCCAAAAAGTAATGCACACCGCAGTTGTTCTGCTTACTGCTCAAAACTTCATTAAATCCGATAAAGTTGTTTTCTGTAATTTTTGTAGGCTCAATAATCGGGATGTCATATTCTCCTGCACCCTGAAAAATCGCTCTTGTGCTATTTTCGTAACCTGTACCGCATTTGTCTTTATACATTAATTCCACCCCGCAAAAGCAAAACCGCCCTCAACGAGAGCGGTCTGCCGTTATTTTTGAAAAAGGAGAACTACAAAATGTCTCTTATTATCAATTTCTTCATTTTATATTATACTGCACCTAAACCGAAAAACCGAACAACTTTTACCAACGGTGGCGGTTGCACATAATTCTTATGTTATCCGGTGTATTTATTCCGCCTGTATCAACTGCTATCTTCGCCCAGCTGTATCGCAGGCTAAGGTGCATAAACAAGCAGTTCTCCACAAAATCGTCACGAGATAGGCTGTTGAGCGCTGCGTTTCGGCGGATTTCAAGATTTTGTATCTCCCTCTGAATATCTGCAATCTGCGCCACCGCATTGCCGACCTTGTCAGATGTTTGACCTGCACTCGGTAAATCCGACAGCTTAGGCGATGTATTGTCAGCCTCGGCGGCTATGCGTGTAATCTTAGCTTTTAACCTCGTAATTTCTCGGTTTATGTCTTTGATTTCTTTTGCGGTCATTCTTCTGCCTCACTTTCAAGTGCCTCACTTTCAAGCCAATGTTTTATGCAAGCGGTGCAATCATCATCGAAACAGCTGTCGCTGAATTGCTTTTCCATAGAACCGCTGGCGTGTGATGTTCCGTATGGGCAGGCAAAAATCGTCATAGGGCTATCAGCCATTTCGTCGATACTCATTGATTTGATTTTTTCAAAGTTTGTCATTGTGTTCACACCTCACTTCAACAATTCATCTGTTGTAATCTTCTTCGGTTTCGCATCTAATTTCAACGGTCTTATATGGCTGTTTAGCAAGTTCAAATTGTTTTGTATCTTCGTTAAAAATTAAGTCCATAGTTTTATTTCACTCCTTTCAGCAGTTCCGGATTGTCATAGATGTTGCCGATAGCAACGGAGCGTTCGCAAAAGAATAAATCTAAATCGTCAACCACATTAGATCTTGCTTCTCTTACTACCCATTTTCCGCCAAACCACAGAACTTCATAATTAGTAAGTCCACCGTCTGTATCACAAAAACTACAAATATCGCCCTCAAAGATTTTATTACCATTCTTATCTTTAAGTCCTGTGTACTGTCCGACTGTATCTGCGTAAACAGGATATTTTTCTACTGTAGGCTTTTGCTGATAAATTATTGCAAAATCACCCTCACCATTCTGTGGGAAAATACCGCCGTAAACCCAATTGCTTTTTATTTTTTCACCACTCAATGTGACTTTTTCGCCATATCTGCGAGTTTGACCTCTGAATAATATTTCTCTCATAATATCCTCCTTTTAAATTCTTCCAAGCCTTTCGAGTGCAGTATATTCTCCGTAGCTTAAGTGTGTTCCGTGTCGCTTATTATACAAATTGATTTTCTTGCATTTTTCTTCAAGTGTATCAGGTTTATTGTAATTGCGTGCGGCTGTTTTTCTTAATTTGCTGTTTTTGACAATTTCTCTGTGCTGTTGTTTTCTCATTTCAACACCGCACTCGGTGCAGTATTTTTGATTTGCACTTCTTTTTTCAAATGCTTGCATACATAATTCGCAGATTGCCTGTTGTTTCATTGTTTCATCTCCTCCAAATCTTCAAGTCTGCAATACAACAATGCAGAATTAGCGTTTAAATCCTTTATTTCAGCCTGATAATAAAACTTTCCTGTTATGCCTCGTCTGATGATACAGCCTGTCAGAATGTATTCTGCACCATTGTACAACACAGTTCTTTCAAGGTTGCGTTTAACTTCCGAGATATTCACAGCATTTCCACCTCGATGTAAATGCCCGGAACCTCTGCCCAAAACTTTTCGCATATCTCACTTGCGACAAGTGCGTCATCAGACCAAAAGTCGAGAGCGGTCATACAGTCTTTTAGCATTTTTTGCAGATTGTCCGTGTCGGGCTTTGTTATACGATATTCGCCGTCCTGATGTTTACCACGAGGGAAACACCATTTTGTTATCAATCTGACAGCCGACTCGTACGGTTCTGACGGTTTAAACTTTGCCAAATGTGATGTGAGCTTTTCTCTTGCCTGTTTCACCTCGGGCGGATTATAAAAAACAGGTTTGCCGTTTTTTACCATAACCTTATGTTCCTGTGCAGTTACAGTCGGCGGTATCATCGCCATAAAAAATTCCATTTTTAACATTTCACTCCTTTAAAGTATTAAAGTTGCTTTTGATTTTTGAATTTTGCTTTTAGTCACAGGTCAGGGGAAGGAGTTGTTGTGCGTAAGCTTCGCACAACTACTTCACCCCTGTGACCTTTAGGGAACGGAAACCGTTTATATATACGTAGTATATATACTTTTTCTTTCCTTCGGAAAATCTCGATAATTTATCGACTTTTTCTTCCCTGCGGAAAAAGAAAATTTATTCGACTTTTTCC